TCTCCGTTGGAGCATACCGCCCATGCAATGTTCTGCATCCCGACGAATCCGAGACTCTCCATGAGCTTGCTTCCTTCTATCTCGTTAGAGTCATTGGAGCTTGACGCCATAGCTGAAGCGATCAGCTTAACAGGATCCTCTCCAAACTGGCTCTTATACTTACGCATCCATATCATGTTCGTATTGACACGGAGCTCTGTGTCTCCGTACTGTAATTTTTTGACCATCTTTGTTTCCCTCCATAAGTAAAAAGTCCGGTACGGCTTTCACCATACCGGACTCAGTTGTCATGACCTCTTGTAGTAAGTCTTCTGGTCATCTGCAGTTGTGTCAGTGCTCAGTGTGTAAACATAAGCACCTTCTACGCCGCTTCTCTCATACCAGCCTTCAAGTGAAGGATTAGCTTCGCCGGGATCGGATACCGCACTGTAACTGTATGATGCGCTCGGCTCATAGGGAGTCGAACCATACCAGTTAGCATATGCAGCGTCTGCCTCTTCTGCCCATGTCCTTACATTGCTGTTGTCCAGTCTGGGCATAGCAGTGAAGGAAAGCGCCTGAGTGTTAGGTGTGATGCTGTCCTCTTTGGTGGAAGAAGCGACTGAAGGCCTTGTTGCCTTACATCTCCAGAAGAGTGTGCGCCTCTTGCTTGCATCGCCCTTGAACTCGAAAGCGATAGCAAACTCACGGGGCTCATATTCAGCATTCTCAACATGTGCGCCGTTGCTGTCCACTGTCTCACGGAGAATGTTCTCCCTGAAAGCATTGGGAAGGTCAGCGATTGTGATGCTTCCTGAATAACCGTTGTTTGCCGTAGGCTGGTAGTAGTTGCCGTCATCCGCATAGAACGGATCGGATGAGCCTTCTGCGTCAAGGGAAAGCTCTACCGCACCGGGCACCTTTATCTTTGTGCCGTAGGCGGGAGTTCCGGCATCACTTGTCGAAGTGATAGGCCATACATTGACATTTGACAGGCCGTAAGTGATTTTGTTAGCCATTGTTTTGTCCTCCTTAACAATAAAATACTGTCTGATACATTTTCTCGGACTCTATCCAGACGGACTGTCCGCCCGACCATGCAACTTCGTACTGGTCGAACAGTGCGATAAGCGCTGCCTCTGTCTGGTTGTCCTTTATTTTGGTGTAAAGCTCGACCGCAAAGGTCGGCTCAAAATGGTACACCTTGTTGTCTGCAAGGAACCGAACCTTCTCGGACTCAAAGTACGCAATGTACTTGTCCCCGGTAGGCGGATTCTTGAACTGAAGATAGGTGAACGGAATCCCTGTTGCCGTAAGGATCGTATTCATAAGCTCATAAGTCACAGTTTCATCCCCTCCACTTCTTCCAGGAACTTCCTTGACGCTTCACGGTTTACCGGGTCGATATGCGGAAAGGCTCTCGACCTCTTGCCGGTGCCTGCTATGATGTGCCCGAACTCCAGAAGGTGTGTCAGCTGGTAGTGCTTTGCGTTGTAGATCGTGTAGCTCGTCACTCCCAGTACATTGCCTTCCTTCTTCGAAGTCCAGCTCTTTGCGTAGGATCCGGGGGGATACTTGCGGTTGTAGCCATCCGCCCTTACGGGGGATGTCGCCTTCAGCGTTTTCACGCCTTCGGCTGCCGCCTTTTTTGCCGCAACATCGCACTTCCGAATGACCTCTTCGTTCATGGACTCGATTTCGTTCCGTATTGCATCATCAAGCTCGTCAATTCTTACAATAGTGCCGCTCATGTCTCTTCTCCCCTGGCATTGACGCCTATGTTCCTGCGGTAGTACAGTTCTATCCCGCCGTCCTCTGTCGGATAGGTCCGGTATATTCCGTACCGCACTCCGTCAAGCTCCAGCAGGTCTTCATTGTCATAGTCCGCAGAGTCACGGAGAAAAGCCATTCCCTGGGGGTTCAGCCCCGTCTGGGCGGCCATTGCCCATTCCTGCCTTGATATTCCGTGTAGCGTAGCTGTGAGCGTCCTGGTCGCTTCTTCATCCTCGATCTCCTGACCGATTGCGTCTGTCTCATATGTGATTTTGACAAGCGTGATGTCAGCTATTCGCTCCATTGTTGTTCTCCTCGTGGTTGTAATCGCCGCAAAGTGCAAGCGCTGCCTTCAGGTGCTCGTAGGCCATATCGAACTGCTGTGCTTTCGCATCGTAGCCGAACTGTGCCTTAAGATAGAGCTTCATGGCCTGCTGGATGACCGGGTCGCTTTCGCTTACCACTGCCACTCCTCCCATCGAAAGGTCAATCAGGCAGGCATCTATCACCTGCCTGATCTCCTCATCCTGTGAAGTAGTGGATATCCTCAGCCATTTACGAGCAGCAACTACCAGCGCATCCTCTTCGGTTACTGTGTTCTGTTCGTTTTCAGCCATATCCTGCCTCCTTATTCAGACTGGCACACTAAGCCGCTAAGGTCATAAGAGAAGGTGCTTGTGGTCGTTCCGTCACTGACAACAACCATGAAGTTCTGGGTGTCTTTGTCAGTAATCTTGAACACGCCATCCTTGTCAGGATCGTTGATGAGCTCAACAAGTCCGGTCTCGATGGAAGGATCAAGTCCAACCTTGACTGATGTGTAGTCACTCCAGTCTTCAGCCGTGAACTTGATTGCGAGGAAGTTACCAGCTCCAGCCAAAGGACCGGAATCGGCAACACCGTCAGCAACATATTTCAGCGTTCCGGTGATAGCCCCATTCGCCACGGTCACTCCGCTCTGCATCTGATTGGTCTTTTTATTCCAATACTGCTTTGTTGCAGCCGGAGATGAAAGTGTGGGGCCCGTTAAAAATTTACAGTGATCTCCACGAATGCACGGTCATCAACGAGTGCACATTCGCTTCTCTCGTATCCGGAGTAGATGAACTTGTGCTTCTTGATATCCTTGTCTGTCTCAACCAGGACATCCTGAACGATGTTGTTCACAACCCTCTTGGGGTCACCCATAAGGATCTTGCCGTCTGCTACGGATTCCTCTATCTTAACCTTTGCGCCGAGAAGCACGCCGTTAGCGCCTTCGTTAGCGTTAGCCTGATAGATAAGCTGGCCTGCAGTGTTGGTCATGCCGACAATGTAGTTGTAAAGGGTAGCCTGTGAGCAGTAAACAACAGTCTTGCTGTTCCTCTTAAGCTTTGCAAATGCTCCGGTAACATCAGCGAATGAAAGAGTGCCGGACACTGCTGCATTCACCTTGTTATCGTTGTTGAGATCGCTCTCGATCTGAGAAACCATATCATTAGCGATAGCCTCGCCGATAGATGTGGAAATCTCCTGAATGAGATATCCCTCAAGAGCCTCGATAGACATCTTAGCTTCTGCATAAGAAATCTCTACGCTCTTAACGAAATCCTTACCGGACAGAGTAACCTTTACGAAGGTATTCTGCTCGTCATCGTTTGCAACGCCCTCAGCCTTGACAGCTGCAGCACCCTGAGCGATAGCTGTGTGCTTAGATATCTCAAGGATTGTATTTGTGCGGTAGGTTGTAACATCACCAACGATCACATGGGTCTTGCTTACAAGGTCCCAGATCTCGTTCAGCATGGTTGTAGGCAGAACATTGGGTGTGTTCTGTGTGGTGTGAACGAAAGCCTCGTTCTCCAGCTTTGTCATCTGGTCATCCCTTCCGCTGATGTGCTTCAGGAATGCGTTCTTGTACTCTACCGAGCTTGCATCATACATCTTTTCCATAACTTTGTTCTCCTCTCCGAGCGTCTGTTCGCTCTGAAAATTTGCCTGGATTGTTGAATCCTTTGTTATTGCATTCTCTTCGGCAACTGCTTCCTTTTCAGCCTGGAAGCTTGCCTCAAGTGCTTCGATCTCCTTCTTCTTGGCTTCAGCTGCGTCAAGCTTGCCTTCCTGGGCCAACTTCGTGCCTTCTGCCTTAAGCTCTGCGACCTTAGCATTAAATTCCTCAAGTTTCATGATTTCGACCTCCTTAGTTTGCGAAATAATCGAGAAGTGCCTGTTTGCGCTTCTGCATCTTATTGATAACAGAAGGCGGTAACATTCCGCCGACAGATGCCGCCAGCCGGACTGATGCATCCCCATCAGGTACGCTGTTCTTGCTTCCGGCGATACTGTCAATAAGTCCGTAGTCCACTGCGTCCTGAGCAGTGATCCAGGTCTCGGCATCCATGAGAGCAAGAGCGTCTTCTTCGGTCATTCCTGACTTTTCCACATATGCCGCCGCAATGGCCCTGTTGGCCTGCTGAAGCATCTGTGAAGCATTGTCCATGTCGTGATAATTGCCCCATGCGAACGTGCTGACATTGTGCACCATCAGCTGTGCCGTTGGTGAAATGTCGGACTTTGCCGCACACGCGATCACGCTGGCAGCAGAAGCCGCCACGCCTACCACATGGATCCGTACTGTTCCGGTGTATGCCCTTATGGCCGAATAGATTTCCGAGCCCGAGAACACATCACCGCCGCCGGAATTGATGTCGATGTCAACATCGTCTCCGTCAGCTTCTGCCAGTGCATTGGCGACTACCGAAGGCGAAGTGTACTGTTCGCCGAAATAGTCGTATATCCATGCATCGGAATCAGGAATGATCACACCCTTGATGTCAATCTTCATCTGCGCTACCTCCTTCCGTAGTATTTTCGCCTACAGACGCAGTGTCGAGCCTCCGGATAGGGTCATCCCCACCAGGAACCGGAGACAGGTTGAATGTAGCACGCCACTCGTTCGGGGTGAGCGCTCCACGATCCACCATGGCCTGCAGTGCAAGTTTCGTGGAAATTGATGCCGAATCCCAGGCGGAAGCTTCGAAAACGATCCTGTTCCCGAACACCCTTTCCCTTCTGGTAAACAATTTCCTCGTGTATTCACCATTGAGCTGGATGAGTACCGGCTCAACTTCAGCATCGAAATAAGCGTTGTACTGCGCTTCCGTGTAGTCGGAAGAAACTATCGAATCGTTCGTGTTGAACAGATCGAATATCCGTTTTGCCGTCCTGTCCATGACTGCCGCATTGGGCACATAGTCGGTCGGCTCTATCTGTATGGCATCCGCCTTTGCGTCAACTGCTGCCACTCCCATCCCCTCGCTGGTAGCAAGGAAGTTGTCAGCAAACTCCTTTGCATGCGACTTAAGGTCATCACGGCGCATAGAGTTGGAAAACTTAAGCAGCCACTTTATCACCGAGCTGTTCTTTATGGCATTGACCACGCTCTGGTCTGTGGTAGTCACCACATCCAGAAGCGGAACGAGCACCGGCGCTATCGGTGTGCCGAAGATATCGTTCTCGTTGTAGTCCTGCCTTAAGTGGATGACATCCCGGTAAGGGAATGTGTACACCTTGCAGTTGTCCAGCGTGAACTTAAGCCACAGCTCGCCACTCTCCGAATAGACCGCTTCTGCCGTCCTTGCCGTAATGGGATATATCTCCGTAGGGTTTCCCATATCGTCCCTGATGATCAGGGCGAAGGCGTTCGAGTTAAGGCACAGCTGCGCCGCCAGCTTCTCCTGCAGTTCCTGCCCAGTCATGAGCGGGTTGGGTTCTTCCAGGAGAAGCCGCATGGCATTGGAAGGATTTATGCGCAGATCGGAATGACCTTCAGCGTCAACTGTCTCCCGCAGGTGCTTTGCCACCAGCTTGCCGACTGCTTTCACTTTCGGCCGGATGCAGCTCCTGACAATGTCAGAGTTGTAGGTCGTACCGTTCCAGCTCATGTAGTTGTTGCCGACCTGCTGCACAAGCTCCACTCCCGCCACTTTGCGGTTGGTGAAGGCAGACCGGATCCGTGATATGATTCCCATCTTGTCACCTCAAAACTAAATCAGGGACAGATACTCCTCTTTCTTGTCCCGGAGCACCACATAGGCGTCCAGAAGAGAAGCCGTCCCATCAATCCTTTTGTTCGCCGAATGTCCCTTGTTCGGCTGAATGTTTCCGTTCACATCGCTTTTGACATATGTATTGGCAAAACACCACCTGTCTATCGGGTTGGCATCATAGACGATATTCCCGCCGCCGAACTCGGCTTTCAAGTCCTTCATGGGAGCCGACAGTGTCGCCGTCCCCTGCCTGACCGGTATCATCGCATTCTTGCCGAACTCCTGGCAGAAGAGCGACAGAAGGCTGTCATCAATGTGCCAGGGGTCATACCCGATATAGAGAGGATAAATGTCCTGCTCATCACGCATCTCCAAGAACCAGTCAAGGAAGACACGCTTGTTCACTTTGTTGCCGGGTTCTACCCGGATAAGCCCTCTCGCCATCCAGATGTCATAAGGCGCATCATCGGGGTGGTGCCTGTCCTTCATCTGGTCGAGCTTCGTCTGCGGTATCCAGTACATTGACCTGACATAGATCTTCGGGTCATCCGGACGCATGCCTATCAGCTTTGCACTGTTAAGGTCGATACTGTCAGCCGCATCCATTCCGCCTATGGCATACCGGAGCTCAAGGTCTTCCGGTATCTTCTCGTCATTGGCAAGTTCTGACCATGAGAGCCATGCCGAATCGGAGTTCTCCTTCAAGTTGAAGTCCTTGACCAGCACAGTGGGAAGGAAAGTATCATCATTCTTTGCCTTCTCAACGCAACCCTTCAGGAACTCAGTGTCCTTGACAGTACCGAGTCCGGGGTTAGCCTTAACCCACATCTTCGGATCCGTCCACTCCGAACGCTTGTCCAGCTCGTATATCACCGGAAGGAAGCGCTCATCCTTGACGGTGCCTTCCAGCACTGCCGTAGCGTACTCGTACTGGCTGTCGTATATCGAATCACGGACAAAGCCGTTTGTGGTTATGCACCACAGCATGGGCTGCCGCCTTGCCGACATGGACTGCTTCATCAAGTCGTATATGTCCCTGTTTTTGATTGCGGCCAGCTCGTCAATGACTATGCAGTGGCCGTTCAGTCCGTCCAGACTGTTGGTATTGGAAGCCAACGCCTTGATGAAGCCCATGTTAATGTCACAGTAAAGGTCAGACTGCCTTTTCCGGACATGCTTAGATATCGCTTTGCTCTGCCTTACCATGTTGCAGCATTCGACAAAGCCCTTCATCGCCTGGTCACGAGCCGTTGCTATCTGGTAGCACTCCGGCGCACCTTCCTTATCAGCCACAAGCATGTAAAGGTTGATAGCCGACAGGAGCGTGGTCTTACCGTTCTTCCTGGCGATTATGTTCAGCACTTCCTGATAGCGCCTGAGATCGTCATCGTCAACGAATCCGTAGGCGGCCTCCAGCAGTGCCTTCTGGTAAATCTCCAGCTTTAGTTCCGAGCCTATCTTGCCCTGGGACTGTTTGCAGAACTGTTCGATGAACTGTACCGGCCTTGTGGCTCTCTTTTCATCAAAGTGCCACCGGCTTTGATGATAAAGGTCATCAAGAAGCTTCTCATACTCCCTCTTGATCTTCTCGCCCGCCACGATCCGTCCGTCCAGGACATCCAGCGCATACCTTTCAAGGTCTGTCATCCAAGGAAGTCCATCAGCTGGTCGGTGGCTATGTTCGTCCCTTCTGCAAGGCTCTTCAGGTGCCTTACTGTCGAGTTGTAAAGCTTCTGCACATCAAGGTAGGACTTGGCAGCAGGGCTCGACTTCGTTCCGCTCTGGTTCTCGCCGTTCTGGTAGGTGTCCTGCCATCCTTCCGACATGATCACCTTCTGCAGCTCATCAAGTTCTATCCGCATGAAGGCAAGGTCCTTGACGGTCCGCCTGATCATGGACTCTTCAAAGGTGGCATCCACCTTCTTCTGGGGATTCAGCCCCAAAAGTTTCAGCATTATTTTTCTTTCAGCATCAATTCTCTTTGACTTATCATCCATAACTCTTCTACACCCCGTCAAAAAAGCCTTACTCGGCTAAAATCGAG